GGAGAAGTGCCTTGGTTATATCCGAACCGTCCGGCAAGGCTGGAAAGCCGGGTCTATAAAAATCAAAGAAGTAAGGAATATCATGTACAAGGCTCATTCCCGCAGCTCCTGCTCTACCGTTCCCGGGGCTGACTGCCGGAATAGCCTTGGTCTTTTCCGCTTTACTGCCATTAACGGTATCAAGTGTTTTATATTTCAAGTTTATTTCTTCTTGCTGTGTAGTTTCAACGTTTATCAAATCCGTATCATTGTCGCCAATAACATAATCCGTCATACGTGAATAGAAGTCATCAACTTCTTTTAATGTATTGACTTGGTCTTTTGTCATCGTGCCGTTGTTTGATGGTGTCGCCGCTTCAATGCTCAATTCGGAGGCTGTTTCCGTGCCGTCGGCATTAAGTGTCGGCACTGAAAGAACCACGCCTGTACCTTTTGTAACGGCGGCTACATTACCCCCTATTAACAAGGGCTTTTTGATGGTTGGATGTTGTATGGGCAAACTTGTCTTAACCCACGTTCCGGCTGTGTTCTTGGTGAAAACCGCCATTTCGGACGCATTGACTTCGATGTTGTTGAAGTTCGGGTATGTGCCTTGTGTGGCGGCGAGATAGAACAGACTGCCGTCCGTATCTGCCGGCACCGTGCTTGGCACAGCCACGCCGCCGAACTGGGCATTGTCGCCCAAGTTATCAACAATGCTTATCAGTGTATGCTGCATTATTGCGCCCGTAATCTCTTGGTTGCCGTTGGTCTTAATCACATCGGCAATCGCTTTCTTTAATTTAGTCCAATTCGTCATAATTAAATGCTTTAATCGTTATTGAAAATCGTTATTGAAATCGTTATTAAAATCCCCGCTTATCGGCTCTGCCAATTGCCCTATCTTTTTAACGACGGTTGCCGTCTTAAACTCTATTTCCACGCTCGCCAAATCTCCCTGCGTCTGCCATTTTGGGGTAATTAAGAACGTGTCGCAATAGTATTCCCTGCCGTATTTATCCGTTATATGTATATAATCAGCCATACGGATAAAACGCATGACATCGCATAAGTATTCCGGTGCCAATATAGTACATTTGAACGTCTTTACAGATATTTGTTTTTCCGGGAAAAAATAGCCATCCCTTTCCTCTCCGTCCTCTTCAAATTCGTAATCCGGCTTTCCTAACTCTGTGCAAAGATATAAGATGTTTTTGAAAGTCGGGTTCCTATACACTATTTGCCCAGCGTCAAATACTAAATTTTCAATGTCCCACCAATCAATTCTCAAATATCCGGAAACGTCTTGCACAACCGTAAACATTTCGGAATACCATGTCTGAACGCCATCAGATAACCGCAAATAATAGATTCCGTCAAACTGGTTTAATGGCATGGGTAATATTGCCGGGTATAGTATGACATCATAACCCAATGACTGAAACCGGACAACTTGCAATCCCGTATTAATCATGTTTGAAGTTATATCTGCAATTTGTTTTCCGGTCTTATCGTACATGACAACCGACGTGACATTATTTGCACGTGTATTTCTTATTATCTGAAACGGCAACAATCGGTTTGCCGGGGCAAACAATGGGTATATTCGCCCGTATGCGTAACTTTTCCGGTGGTTCTGCTGTTCTATTGACGTATACCACGGCAAAACGCTTGTATTGTTATTCTGTATCATATTTCAATGTTGCTTTAATACTTCTACTACACAAATTTACTGAAAGTTTGTCAACTTGCCCATACCCAATGAATGTTTTAACTAATTGCATGGGATTTGGTTCTGTTTTCCCCGCCGGGAAATTGATTGTTTGTTTTTTCTTTCGTTCAATACTTTTTGCATATTTTCCTATTCCATTAATAATCAAATTCTTTGCTGGCATATCATACAACCAGTAAATAGGCTGTATGTTGATATAAGCCAAAAAACCATTCTGCAAATAATAGTCTGCCCCATCAACGGTTTGTTTCGTAAATGGTAATTCCCACGTCGTACCGTTTTGCACGGCTGCGAACAACGCAAAACCATCGGGACTAATTGCGGAGGGGTTTAATAACATCAAATCAATATCAGACGTAAAATTTGATATGTTTATTTCCTCGATTTTGCCCGCTGTCACATATTTAGATGTAACCTCAATTGGCAACCCCTCAAAAGGTTCTGTAACGTCGTCCATCCATTCAAATTGAAATCTTTCCGCCATATCTACCTTATCAAACGAATATTCTGACGTTGCGAACGCCCATTTTTTCCCATTTCTGACGTTTTCTAATTCCGTCAAATCATAACCAATAATCGGCGTTGAACTATAAGAACCACCATTTAGGAACCACTTTATTTGCTCAATTTTAAACTTGCCATCCTCGATATACCAGTAGCATTTGAACGTATCACGCAGCATGTTCGTAATTTGCTGCAATGTTATTGGTGCCTTTTGCGCTGGGGTCTGATATTCCCCGTTTACAATATTGCTTTTTTGGCTTATGAACAAACGAAACGTCCAATTTGATATTGGATTGCTCGACGAATAAAGGAATTGGCTATACTCCGGTGTTGCCTCATGCTTAATTTCCGGTGCGAACTGCCGCAACAGAACATTTATACATGACGCTAAACTGAATGTGTCACGCAACGTGTATGTCTTTCGTGCTTTTTTCTCCTCTATCCAATCGAACATATAAAATCCAAACCATAATGACGCATAACGCCACGTTGAACGTGCAATTGGATAAAACTTTTGTCCATATATAGAATATGGCGGAACAAAATATTTATTATTATCAGCACGCCCGTACGGCGTGGGTTCGTCTGAATATCTGTTTGATAAATATGCAACATCTATTGCATACCCTATCGCCCTATGATAATTCCTATTATTGTCTACAATATCACTGCTTGGTATCGGATATGTATTCAAATCGTCGATTTTGTCAACATCGCACAAATACCGTGCATATACGTTATAACTCTTCATATCCGCATGGGCTTTCCCAGTTGCGCCACTTCCATCTGCTGCCGGAATATCAAATTCCAAAATATCAAAAGGTTCTCCAGTTGTTAACCTCGTCCAAGAATACAAAATCTTATCGTCTGAAATTCTAACTATCGCAACGGAAACAGCCCCAAATGGGGTGCCTTGGATTTTCCCCTGCATAACATTAATATAGTAATCGTCGTTATCAGACGAATACAATTTACCCGTTAACGAACCGGGTTTGTCTGCCTCTGTCAATCTACCCGTATATAACCCGTTTACGTTTGGGTTCGTGTCTCCCGTTATCTGTATTTCTTTCAAGACATTACACAAGGCAAAATAATACGTATGAACTAAGGCGTTTTGGTCTGTGACAGCGTTTGCGTCCTGCTCCCAATTTGTACCGCCCAAAAAACAAGAAACGATACTATCCCCAGGGACGTATATTTGAATTAAAGGACGTTTTTTTATATTTACAAACTGAATTTCCGGGGCTAACTCAATCAAATTATACTCCTTTTCCAAACCAGCCAATACGTTATTATATTCATCCACTGTTTCCGGCTGCACTTCAACGGTTTTGTCGTCATCATTAAATGTGCAATCGGTTTTCATGAACTGGCATTTATAATAAGGTTCATAAGTTTGTCCGTAATCATTCGTTATTTCAACAATCAAATTAAAAACATTATCAAACGGTTTCAATTTGATATACTGCCAATCATTTCTAATAAAGGTTATTTTACCGGACAATTTCGCCCGGTAAAATCTTTGGTTTGTTTCCAACTCATAATCCTTTGCCAAATCATCTTTATAAATTGGGAAACACTCTGTCCGTTCAAGCATATTTACGCCAACATGCTCTTGTACTGCTGACGCTGTGCCGTTGGTAATATCCGATATTTGCATATTACATCGCATATATTTCGCCCCGCTTGGTATCGGTATCGAAACGTTTGTTCCGCTTCCGCCAAATCCGCTTATATACTTGTAATCCGCATCATAAAAACAACCTCCGCTTGTTGATAGATACGAAAATAGTATATTACCCCCATATCGTTCAATGCCGATAAAATCAGAATACGCCCAATTAGCCAATTCAACAAAATTTCCGGAATTGTTGACTATATAGCCATAATTCCAAAAGGCATTCGTAAAAAAGAATCTGTACTTCTTCATGTTAATAACGTCTTTTTAGGTTTTTATATACTTCAACAACTTTCCCGGTCCCGTCGTTGTAATACCGTCTTTTGTTCTGCTCCTTAATTTCTCTTACGTCGTTTTTAAGGTCGTCAATTGATTGCGTGGTATTTGTAACAGATATGACAACGCCGTCTTGATTGTAGGCATTTAGGTATTTTTGGGCAAATGTTCCTCGGTTCAGACTGTTAATAACATCGGGTATGAATTTTCGGAAACGCCGTGAACCTCGTTTGTTTATTACTGCAAAAAATTCTCCACCCTCCGCACGTCTGCGGGTGCCATCCGGTTTTGTGCCTAAATCAACATCTTTTCCGCTTTGGTGCGAACCTCCGGACAAATATTCAACCGTTCCGTCGCCGTACGTTTCCGTCCCCCCAGTCTCCCCGGTCTGTTTAGCCAGTTGCGCCGCCTTGATTTTTGACGCCGCAAAACTTGCCCACATTACGGCAATTGCCGGGATTGCCAACGGAAAACCTAATTGCGACCAAATCAACGCCGTTGCTGATACCATATTCCCGATTTGCTGCAACGCTTGTATGGCTGCTTGTTGTTTTTGGGCTTTCTGCTGTTCTTTCAACGCCTTTTCTTGGTTCTTTTTAGCCAAATCCAGCTCTTTTTGCGCTTGCGCTACATTATTGGCGTACCCGTTTGCCCTTGCTTCCAATTCTGCATCCAACGCCGATTGTGCGGCGGAAACCTCTTTGTCTGCTTGTTCAACTGCTGCATCAGCCGCCGCAATACGTGCCGCCGTAAATGTATTTAGCGCATCCAATGCGTACTGCATTGATGTATTGATTGCCTCCTTTTGGTCGTCGTCCAAATTCAAGCCGAATAACCCGTATATGTCTGTTCCTCTTTCCTCGCCTTTTGACTGTTCAATTTCTTGGTCAATCTTTTTAATTGTGTTTTGGATTGTTTGCACCTCAATGTTAGACAGCTTATTCGCTGCTTGCTCGTTTAATTCTAAAACCTTTTGCAAACGTTCCTTTTCTGCTTGCAAACGGTATTGGGTTTTCCGGGCTTCCGAGTTCCTTAACAAATCAAATTCCGATTGTGCCAATTCTTGCTGTTGGTCAAACATCTTTAATTGCGCTTGCAAATATTCATCGGCGATTGCGCTTTTTTTAACGTCGAATCCAGCATTAATCACTCCTACGTCCTGCTGTTGTCCGGTCGGCTTTTGTTCATTCTGCAACAATGCCATCTGTCTTTCATTCTCTACTAACTGCATTCGCAATTGTCGTTCTTGCTCGCTTCCCTGCTTAACCGCTTGCAAGCGTAATTCAATGCCATCTTTTTGCAATGCCAATTCTTTCAACTGCCGTTCTTGCTCTATTTTCAACAACGCATTTGTCTGCTGTTGTTCCAATGCCGTAATCGTTGCGTTTATCGCCTCACGCCCCGTTTCGCTCAAATCCTTTTCGGTCTGTAATTGGTGTTGTAAATCCTCAATCTGTCGGGAATATTGATATTGCGTTTGCTTCCGACGCTTTGCCCATTCGTCGGTTTCCAACTGCAATTGCGCATCCTGCAATTTTCGGGTTGCCTCCAAATTCTTTCTATATGCCGCTTCAATCTGCTTTGTCTGCTGTCCTGCTGTCTTTCTCGTTTTGTTCCCACCCCTCGTTACGGTTGGGTTCTGCGTCGTCACGGGCTGGTCTGTTTTGGGCGTTGGAACATCTCCGACAGAAACCGGGATTGTTAACGGTTTTATTTTCTTTTGCATGCCCTCTAACCCCTCTTTGAAATTTTCTGTCATGTCTTTAACTTGGGCTTTGACCAAATTTCCGTATGCTGCGGCATACTCCGCCAATCCTTTTTTCACGTCGTCAAAATTCAACGTGAACGCTCCCTTTAATGCGGTCCCGGTCGCTTTGACTATATCAATAAAAAATCCGAACAAATTTCCCAACGAATCAAATGCCGTTTTGAATCCGGCAACAATCCCATTCCAAATTGCACGTATCAAAACACTTTCGTTGTATAGCTCTATAAAATAGTTGATAACACCAATAACCCCTTTTATTATCGCCGTCAGTCCTTTATTAACAAAAACTTTTGCTTTCGTTGTCAACGTTTCAAAATTTCCTCCGGTGGCGTCAAACAACCCGGATAATGCGTTTTGCAACTCGATTTGGCTTTGCAATTGTTCCTCCTGCAATTGCGCCAAAACTCCGGCTTTCCCTTTCACATCATCCATATTTGTTGATATATCTTTGAGTGTACGCAAATACTGCAATCCGGCGTCCTCTCCAGGACCCCCAAATATGTCTGCAATTGCAGTCCCGACCGTTGCCGCATTATCCGGCAATTCTGCCAATTTTGCGGAAACATCCTGTATAACATCAAACGTTGTTTTGGTCCCAGTCTGCAAATCTTTTTGGACTTGCTCCGACGAAATGCCGATACCGTCCAAAGCCGCCGCCGTCGCCGTCGTCATTTCTCGCAAACGCAAATTAGCCTCCTTGATTGCGTCAACGCCCTTGTCGGAGAAGATACCCATTTTGTTTGTTTGGGCGACAATGGCAACAAACTGGTCTGCCGATATTCCCGCCTCCTTAAAATATGCCGGATATTCTTTCAACGTGTCTAAAAATTCCCCGTTCGCATCTGCTCCGGACACAAAACCATCTTTAACCAACTCCAACGCCTCATTTGTGGAAATACCAAATTGTTTTGACAGTGCGTTTGTTGCAATCAATGTTTCTTGAAAATCTGCGCCGAACGAATCTGAAACGGCTTGCACCTCGTTTCTAAATGCTTTCAAATCATCGCCGCTTTTCCCGGTAAATTGTTGCGTCAGCCTTGTCGCCTCAACTAATCCGGCGTTGTAATCGTACCACCACTTGAACGCCGCACCAGCCGCCGCAATCCCGGCAATTGCCAAAAATACGGGGTTTGAAAGCAAACCCAACAAAGTTTTCCCCAATGCCTTTGCCCCATCGCCTATTGCTGTAAATACTTCCTTGCTTTCAGTGCCGCCACGACCCAAGGCTAAAAGGCTTTCGCCGAATGAATTGTTAAGCCCCAACGTTTGTTTCAATTTATCGCCATACGCAATTATGGCGTTGGACGCTTCTGTATAGTTACCAACGTTCAATTGATATTTCCCGGTCGCCTCCTGCAAACGCTTCATTTCTTCGTACATGTCTCGTGTCTGCTCAACCAACTTCCGCCCCTCCTCGGTATTTTCTCGCTCGGCTTTCGTCATGTTGTTCAGATAGATTTTATTCAAAGAATATTGCGCTGAAAGTTTATTGTAACTTCCCTCCGCTGACTGATTGATTTTGACAACAAGTTTGTTTATTTGGTTGGCTTCTTGCTGTGCCAGTTTTAACTCCGCCAACTTCTTTGCATTTTCGCTTTCGGCGAATGACAAATCACGTTGCGCACGAGCCAAACGTTCCGCATCGTCTGCGGCTTTTTTGGTTGTATTTCTGCCGTCCTCGGTTGCTCCGGAAACCTTTTGCAGAACCGCCGCCAACTGAATTGCTTCCGTCCTAATATTTTTCAACGCATTTGTATATGTGTCCGAAAGCTCATCCAATTGCTTTATCAAATCAGTAATTGAATTATCGGGACTTACCAAATCCGAATATTTAATTGGGTTATTGTTGTCTGCCATACGACTATTTGTTTTGTTATTCTCGGGCAATTTGCCATACAATCAATTTTCTTTTCTCAAATATATAAATTATCGTCTGAAAAATAAAACGCCTTAAATCGCATTATTTTGGCTTTTTCAGTCTGCTTGCTTTTTTCGCTTGCTCCTTAATGTATTCAAAGGCGTTGTAATATTCCAAAACGGTAAATTTTTTCGGGTCAACGTGCAAATTTTGTGATAGAATCAAACACATATTCTCAAATTGTCTGTCATGCTTAATTTCCACGCCATCCGACCCGGTAAATTCTTGTGGGTTGAAATACGTTATCAACTCAACCGTTATGTCGTCAATCTCTTTTGCGTCCGCCTCGGTTGTCCGACCATCTATGATTGTGCGCAATACGACAATCGTTCTTTGTTTCAATTTATCGTAATACTCTTTCAACATCGCATTGTCAAACAACCGAGGAAAATACAAACGCAATTCATCGTCTATTTTTTTTTTAACCGCATCCAGTTGGGCGGTTACCTCTGAATGTGGGACATCTGAAAAAAGATTGATTGTTTTCTGCAATCCGTCATCGGACAAATCATTTAACGGCGTACCGTTTACAGATTTTACCAATACGGCAAAAGCCAAATACCGAGGGGAAATCTCCGATTGAACGAAATACACATTTTGGCGCAAATTCTGCAATTCCGCAATCGCCAAATTTGGCGTCGTGCTGGCTGCATATCTTATCGCCTTTTCAATATGGCGGTCAAAGTCTGCCAAATCGGAACCAACCCCAGCGTCAACCAACAACATTTTATTGTACTTGTGGAATCGCAGAATTGGCAAATCCTCGATTGAATCGTATATTTCAACGCTCATCCCTTTTATCTGTACCGTTTTCATAACAAAATACGTGTTATCATTGTACTACAGAAAGGAACGCCCAAATATGCGGGGTTTCCGGTCAACACAAACGCAAAAAAGCAAATCAGCACACACGCCCACCAAGACAAACAAAAATCGCAATTGAACATCTTTGCGAAAAATTCGTTCCCATGAACTTGTACCCATTCAATTACGCCCCATTTGCGTAACAAAGTCAATACAAATGCCGCCATCAATGCGACAAGAATAATGTAATAAATAAATTGTTCCATACTCTTATAATTTACACGTTTCGCTAATACTCAATTCGCCCTCAAACCGGAATCCGCCGAACGGGTGCATTAAAAATTGGTTTTCTATTTCATCCAACGAAAATCCACGGTATATATTTTCCGCCAATTCGTACACTTTGTTAATTCGGTAACTTCCATTTCGCACCAAAAAACCGCCGTTCAGAACGTCCAATATTTGCCGCTTCAAATCCTCTTTGTTGCGTGCACTCGCATCGTTGTATATCTTTCTGTAATCAAACCAAAAGATGATTGAAAACGCCGTTTTTATGCCAATATCAACTCCTGGTTCCCAACTGATATTTTGCGGGTCGTCAACCCAAAAGAAACAGAAATTACCGATACCCGCATCGGGGCATACTTCCATATATTCGTTTTTCCCGGAATACACGTTTGGCGTATAATAGCGTTTTTGGTTTGCGTTCATTTTAACAAGCCTTTCCGCCCTGCCAAACGCATAATCCAGCCACGGCAAATTATCAACCAATCCGTTTTGCATGCTCCCAATAATTCGGTCTAACAATTCCGGGTTGTCAACAACTGGGGCTTTTACCTTATTTGCCATAAATTTGTTTTTTTGCTTCGTCCATTAAATCCGGATATATGTATTGCCATATCAGTATGGCAATATTTTCGTCCGTCAATCCTAATATCTGACGCCCGTATTTCTTTATTAAATCCTCTGTCTTGAAATCGGACGCCTTTATTTCAAATTGCTTGTCGCCAACTTCCAGAAAAAAGCTACTTTCAAAATCGCCCTCATCCCTTAAAGTGACCCGGTTTGTCGGCTGTCCCTTTGCCTCCTTAATTTCAATTGTGACTGGGCTATATGGCGCATAATCCATAATTTCCACGCCCAAACGGTTAATGCCTCTCTCAAACAATTGTTCCTCGGCGTTCATATCAATAATATAAGCGTCATTATCCCATATAATATCCTGCATCAGCCGCCCGGACGTCAAAGCCTCGTTGAAATCCGCAACCCTTTTCCGTAAATCGGTTATCTTTTTCATAAATACAATTTTTGCATGAAATTATATACAATTTTCCCTTTGAATTATATAATTACACGGTTCTGTATTTCACGCCTCTGTTGTTACAACTCAAACAAATGCGGTCTAATCCTTGCGTATCAATCCGTAATGCCTCATACGCCTTTTTTAAGTCATACCCCAACCCGCCCGGTCTGACGCCGGACGTGTTCCCGTCCAATTCATACAGAATGTCTGTGCGGCTTGCGTTTGACTGGTTACGGTTGACCCTTACATTCGGGTTCATGGCTAACGTGCGCAACGCAATTGCGGCAACTTGCCGTTGTATCACGGTTTGGAAAATCGCCCTTTGCGAAATGACAAAATCGGTCAAATCGCATCCAATTGTAATTTCGCAATTCAACCCGTAATTCTGTGCTCTCGTGTATAAGGTTTGCGCAATGTCCCATAATTCCGGATATTCTGCAAACGTTTCCGTTGCATGGTACATAAACGGCGTCACTTGCAAATACTTTGTCAATTCTCGCCAAACCTCAACAGAACCCATATTGCACGTTCCGCACGGCTCCCGGCTCCAATCCTTTGACACGTTAATCGCTTCCATTCCGGCGGGTAATTCGTCTTGATTATAACAAAGAAACCACGAACCCCCGGCGTTGTTCTTGTCGCTTATATACGGCAAATAGCAATCAGTTAATGGGAACCACTGAAAACCGCCATTTGTAACGGTGAAATTCAAATCAAACGTCTTTATTGGGTCTGTCTGCGACGAATGGAACAAATACATCCGGACAACCCCAGTTCCCCCCGTCATTTGCAAACCTATCTTTTCAATTTTCGCCGTCACTCCCATTGCACGGACCGGGACAATTTCAAATCCTACCAACTTGTGGTTGTTTTGCAACGTCGCTCGTATGCGTCCGGCACCATCAAAGAACGTTTTTCGCTCCAACAAATTACGTGTTTCTTTGTCTAACTGCTTAATCTGCGTGAACGTCTGTATTGCAGTTGCAATTCCGTTTCGGGTCATTCTCTCCAAAAAGTCCGTCAACATATTATATGGCTTCCAATATGGGTTTCCGTAATCCTCCCGGCTGTAATCATTATTAAAATCACTTGCCGTTGGTTCCTCGCCGGTGTTGTCAATTTTAGCAATCCAAAAAATACCATTATGGCTTACTTTCTGTCCTGCTTTGTACGGCAACATCATATTCCATTCCGGATATTGCAACCCCCAATTATCCGGCATAATACCCTCCATATTATGCAACGTCAAAAGCGGGTGCGCACCTTGAAAATACAACCCGCTTTCCGTTTCTGTCATATAATTGTCAATTGCCTTTGTTGGGTCAAATGATTGTTCCCAGCCGACCACGTGCAATAATGCGTCTTGTATTTCTTTAATCCGATACATAATTACTGATAATTAAAAAAGGGACGGGGGATTTCCCCCGCCCCCCTTGTTGTTAATCTTGAAGCCGAAATTAAACGGTCTGTGTGTAAATCGGCGAATCCTGCGAATTGGTAACATATACGGGTGTACCCAATGGCACATTTTCCGCACGTGCTGCAATCTGCGCTTTGATAATCGGATTTGCAACGGTTGTCGGGTCGCTGTTGTATGCAATTATAAACGCAACGTCTGCGCTGAATCCGAAATATTCCTTTACGTTGCAAGTCATGTCGTCACTTGCTGCACCTGCTGTCTGTGACTGATCGCCAACGGCGGTATAGTAGTGCGAACCAACGGGCAAATCAATGTACGGCAAACGTACAACGTCCCATTCGTGGAAATTCGCACGTGTGCGGTTCAACGCCTCACGGTCAACACGGGTCAGAACACCAACGTTGCCATCCTCTACGGCAAAGAATGTACCGTTTTTGCCAACCTCGTTGACAACGTTATTTGAGTAATGGAACACTTTGTTTTCATATTCCATACGCTTGTTCACGTCGTTGTAGATACCGTGCTGTGCCAACTTTCTGATAATGCTATCAATTCCGGCGTTACCTACAACGTGGACCAGACCGGGATAACAATTAGCACGCATAATTGGGTTGACATCGCCCATTATTTCGGTTGCCATCGGAATTGGAACCTCAATAACATTTCCAGCGAAATTGTAATTCAACTTGTCTTTCAACACTTGGGTTTTACCTGCCTCCAACGCTGCAACGGCGGCTTGGTCTAACGCATTTGCAAACGCTCTGCAAACCTTTTCCATTTTGCGGTTGAAATCGTGGTCATACGAAATTTCGTTGTTCATATACAAGCGTGGCACCATTGTAAAGCCGACGGAATATGTCGCCCAAACCACGGTATACAATGCAGACGTGTTTTCATCATCCGGGATAACACACGTACGAACGTTGCTAACCGCAACGTCGCCATCGTAATTGATAACCGGAATCTGTACTGTATTGCCGATTGAGGCAAACGCACGTGCACGCAATTGTGGGGACAAAATGGAATTTCCGGCATTAGTCTGTTCAATGAAAAAATCTAATGCGCCATACTCACACGGGCGGGTCATATTTCGGTCCAATTCCGGGTTTTCTACTCGCCAATTCTGTAATCTTGTTGCAATTAAACTCATAGTTTTTTTTATTTAAATTTGTTATCAATGCGGGTTTACCCATTACCCGGTTATCTCTCCGGCAATTTGTTGATACTGTTTTCTTGCCAAACCTTTCTCATGGCTTCGTCAAACTCTTTGGAGCCTACAGTTTTGCCCTGCGCCATCAATTGTTTCGTAATAAGTTCGTACGCCTCTGATTGCGTTTTGGCTCCGCTTACATCCAAAGTAATTCCACTGCCTCCGGCACCGCCTGTGGGCGAACCCGTGCCGCTGCCCGGCTGTTTTCTTTGCTGTTCCAACACTCCCATCGTTTCCAATTCTTTTGTCAGCAACTCGGCGGGCGTGAATGGGTTCAACTGGTTGTTCGGATTGCGCATAATTGCGCCGCTTGAATCTTTGAACGCCAAAACCTTTCCGCCGTTTCCGTCGTCTATATATTCCGGGTTCATTCCTTTTACTTTTTCGGTCGCCTGCGCCAAAATAACCTTTGTCACACTTTCCGGGAATCCGGCTTTGAATTTAAGCCCGGCGGCGGCTGTCTGCAATGCGTTGTTAATTCTTTCGCCGAACAACGCTTTCTCGTGGTTTGCCTTTTCTGTCTCATACTTGGTTGTCAACTCGGTGTACTGCGTTGTCACGTTCTGCAAATCCGCTTTTGCCTGCTTCAATGCTTTCACGGTTTCCGCATCTGCCGCACCATCGGCAATTGCCTTTTCCAAACGGGCTTTTTCCTTGGTCAATGAATCAATCTGCGTTTGCAACCCAGTTGCGCCATCGGCTTTTGTTTTCATTTCCCCCATTACACGTTTTGCGTAATCATACGTTTTTTCAACACCATTCTTAGCGATACCGGAAACCGCCAAAATATCGGCATCCAAAGCCCCGTAAATTTCGCCCGTTTTTTTGGCAATAACGCTGTTTTCGTCATTTTGCGACAATGTTGTTATCGCTGTAATCTGTTCGTCAGACAATCCCGACAAAGCCGCATTTGCAACTAAAATTTCTCTCGTCAACATATTATTCTTACCCTTTGAATTAATTAAGTGCTACTGCTTCTACTGCCCCGCTCTTTGCGTTGACAATATCAATTGTGTATTTTGGGGAATCCCCGGTCGTGTCAACCAACCAACTAACAACACGTGCATGGCTGATTTTGTTTTCAACCTCTTTTGTTACCAAAATGACATCGGTAATTGTTCCACCCTCAATACATCCAATCAACTTTTTCTTTGTGTCGCCGTCCAATGCTGCGGCGGTTGTGGCTACTTCAATAACCAAATTGTCCTGCTGTGCAATCTGTGCCATATTCGTAATTTTTAATGGTTAAACATTCTCGTTGTTTTCCGGGCTATCGTCTGCCGCTTCCTCTGCTGTTTTTCCGGCTTTTAGTTTTCGTCCGGCTTTCTTTGGTTCTGCTGGTATAACTCCGGTGGCTGTCAGTTCTGCAATA